ACACTATAGCAGAAACTTTAGGCCTAGTAAATAAAGAACTAGAAATACAAAAAGAAGCAAATACTGAAAATTTAAGGGTAGTTGATGCAGAACTATCTTTATTGGAAAAACAGATCAAATATAACGATCTAAGGAATATATCTAATACTGAAAATTTAGCAAAACAAAAACAACTTTTACTAGCAAAGGATGCCTTAATAAAGTCAAATATTAAAATCCTTGAATTACAACTTTTAAAGGAAAAGTCTACAGCAAATGAATTAACTACGTCTCAAAAATTACAAGTAGGCGCTTTAAAACTGTTAGGGCAATCTACACAGGCAGCGATTCTTAGAGCTAAATTTATAGCAACGGATCTCGAGGAAGCACAAAGGCAAAATGAATTACAAGAAGAGCTTAATAAGCTAAAAGGTGATGAGCTAGATATTGACTTGTTATTGAACCCTCCACAAAGCAAAAAGGACAAAGACGAAAAGATTAAAGCAAAAGAAAAGCTTTTAAGCGATCTTGATAAGTTACAAAAACAAGCGCTTGAAGTCAATTTAAGCAAAGAAGAAAAAGAGATACAAGCGGTTAAAGATAAATACGATGCAACTATAAAAGCTGCAAAACTTGCAAATATAGAAACTGGAATTATAGAGGAAGGGAAGCGAGAAGAGCTAGCTTTGATAGATGAAAAGTACAGAAAACTAGAGCTTGACGAATTTGAAAAAAATGAAAAAGCAAAAAGAGATATACTTGATGGTATAGGTGTTCAAGGTCTGGAGGCCAAGATAAAAGCAATAGAAGATAAAGCAGAAGAGGATGCCGCAGAACTAGAGAGGCTAGGCGCTCACAGGGATCAAATAGAGGCGGTATATCAAGCTAGTGAGGATAGGATAGCAGAAATAGTAAAAGGAGCTTCCGATAAAGTAGTAAAAGAGCGAGACAAAGCCGCAGAAGATGATGTAAGAACCGCAGAAGAAGTAGCAGATGCAAAAAAAGCAGTACAAGAAAATACCATAGGAAATGCAGTAAATGGGCTAAAAGCCTTAGCCTCTTTAGATGAGGAAAATAAAGGTTTACAGGCTGCGGTTTTAATAGCAGATAACATAGTGAGTGCGGCTAAAGTAATACAAAATACGTCAATAGCAAACACAAGAGCATTGGCAGAATTTGGACCAGTTGTAGGGGCAGGTTATGCAGCAGTAAATACAGTATCGGCTGGATTAAGTATAGCAGCAAATGCAGTTGCAACACAAAAGGCTTTGCAAGCACTTGGAAAAGGTGGAGCTGGAGCTGGAGCTACAGGCAGCGAAGGAGCTGGACCAGCAGCGCCAAGTTTTAATTTGGTGGAGGGTACAGAATCGAATCAAATTAGTGAAAGTATACAAGGCGGTAACGAACCAATTAAGGCCGTAGTAATTTCTGGTGACGTAACAACGGCCCAACAAGTTGATCGCAATATAGTAGAAGGAAGTGGGCTATAGAAATTATCTATACAAAAACCATAACAATAAATAAAATTTATCGTTTATAATATATGAAAACGTTTGAAGCTAAGTTTAAGGACAATTCAGATGGAGTTTTTGCTATTAGTTTAGTAAGCGCCCCAGCCACAGGTGAGCATTATATAGCTCTTTCAGAACAAGAAGAGATTGTAAAACTTTCAAAGGTAGACGAAGAGCAGCGTATTTTAATGGGTTTAGTTTTACAGCCTAACCAATTAATCTACAGAAAACAAGACGATACAGAATTTAATATAGTATTTTCAGAAGATACAATTAAAAAGCTATCACATAATTTTTTCAAATCTGGGTTTCAATTAAACTCCAAGCTTGAACATGATACGCCTATTGAGGGCGTTAGTTTCGTAGAATCTTGGCTAGTGGAAAATTCAGATATAGATAAATCGGCTAACTTTGGTTTAAGCTATCCTAAAGGATCATGGCTTGCTACAATGAAAGTTGACAATGATGAGATCTGGGATGATTATATAAAGACAGGAAAGCTAAAAGGTTTTTCTGTTGATGCAATGGTAGATTTACAGGAAGTTAATTTAAAATCCAATATAAAAATGAGTGAAGAGAAAAAAAATCTTCTTGAAAAGATGGAAATCTGGTTTACAGAAAACATCTTAAATCAAAAAGAGGTTAAAATGGGCAGCGTAACTAGCGGCGATATTACAATCATGTTTGATGGTGATACTTTAGAAGTAGGAACTTCTTTGTATATTATGGTTGAAGATGAGAAGGTATCTTTACCGGATGGTGAATATCCTACAGATTCTGGTATGATCTTAGTAAAAGATGGCCGAGTTGAGGAAATGGGCGAAAAGCTTGAAAAAGATGGAAAAGAAGAGGCTCCTAAAAAAGAAGTAAAAGAAGAAGAAGAGGTTGAAATGAAAGAGGTTCAATTTGAAAAGGTAATGAAAATGTTAATGAGCAAACAAAACGAAGGTTTTGAGGCCAAACTTTCAGAACTAAAATCTTCTTACGATGTACAACTTGCAACAGTTAATACAGAATTGTTAGAGTTAAAATCTATAAAGGCAGAATTGGTAGAGCTAAAAGCGCAGCCAGCAAGTAAGCCAATTATAGGGAAACCTGTACAAGTAGAATTGACAAAGAAGGGCAGATTATTAGAAAAATTAAGAAAGTAATAAATAAATAAATAAATAAAAAAATGGCAACAACAACAACAGTATCAAGTAACTACGCTGGAAAAGCGGCTGGTGAAATAATCGGTGCAGCTTTTCGCGAAGCAGATACACTTAGATTAAATTTATTAACTGTAGCGGAAAACGTAAATTACAAAATGAATTTACGTAAAATCGCATACACAAATGGAACTACAGATTATTCTTGTGGATTCGTACCAGAAGGTGCGGTTACTTTGAGTGAAAAAGTTTTACAGATTGAAAAACTAATGAACCCAATACAGGTTTGTAAAGAAGATTTCAGACAAACTTGGAGTGAGGATTCAATGGGAGCTAGTGCTTCAAATCCAAACGCGCCAGCAGATATCATGGAAGCTATCTCAATGGAGCTTTTGGCTTCACAAGCTGAAAAGATCGATACAGATATCTGGACCGGATTAGCGGCTACAGATGGAGAGTTTGCTGGTCTTATCGAGCAATTCACAGCAGATGGAAACGTAGTAAAAGCTGGTAACGGTATTACGGCACTTGGAGCGGCTACAACAGAAGCAAACGTTGAAGCTCACTTAAAGGCAGCACTAGAAGCTGTACCAGTAGCAATCAGACGTAAAGACTTAACAGTTGCAGTTTCACCAGACGTATTTCAAGCATACTGGTTCTACCTTGTATCAAAAGGTATTGCAAATGATGGTAACGCAGAAGCGAAGCAAGTAAGATTTGGGCGTTACACAATTACAGAAGTAAACGGATTACCAGATAATACTATCGTTATATTTGAACCTAAAAACGTAGTTTTTGCTACAGGTTTACAATCTGATATGAACGAGCTTTCAATGGTAGACGAAGATTCTATCGGGCTTTTAACAGGTCAAGTACGTGGAAAATTAGTATACGGTGCTGCTGTAGGTTATTACAACAGTGAGGATATCGTATGGTTATTGACTACACAAGCATAATTAATTAATCAAAACAAAAGCTATCGGTTGGTATAACTGACTGATAGCCAATGTTTTATAAAATATAAACACAAATGGCGTGCGATGTAACACAGGGCAGATCTAAAGTCTGCAAAGATGGGCTGGGAGGCCAAACAGCTTTATATTTATATAATAGTATAGAAGATGCGTTTACGGTGGTAGCTGGTGAAGCTACAGCGGTTAATGCTGGATTAACAGAGGTTTTCAAATACGAGCTAGAAGGTGATGGTAATACTTTAGAGCAATCTATGGAAGGATCAAGACTAACTGGATCAAGAGTAAATACGCAAACCTTAACAACTTTACTTAAAAAGATAGATGCTGCAACCAATGCAGAATTAAATCTTTTAGTAGCTGGATATCCGCAAGCAGTTGTTGAAGATAGAAACGGAAAACTTCACGCTTTGGCACTTGATGACGGTATGGATTTTACCGTAGTTTCAAGCAGTGGTGGCGCAAAAGCTGATATGAACGGTTATACCTTAACTGGTGTAGCAACTACAGCAACACTTGCACCGATATTAGATTCTGCAACGGCAACAGCTTTTAAAGCTTTAGTAGCGTAAATATTATATAAATATATATATCTTAAAACCCTGTTTTTAATTAAACAGGGTTTTTTTATAACAATAAATCACTTTTTTCGTTTTTAATATATGATAGTTGTAAACCCAAGAGGCGTAACTCACAATGTAGAAATAGTATCAAGAAAATCACCTAGCAGCACAACTCTTATGCTAGAGCTGAAAGACGATATTACAAAGGTTGTTACTTTTATTGTTGTTACTTATACTGTAGTTAATCAAGGGAGAATCAACTTTAGCTTTGATCATAATTTTAATAGTGGTGATAGCTATCAAGTAAAAATATTAGACGCAGACAATACGATTCTCTATAGAGGCCTATTATATGCAACCAGTCAAGTAACACAGGAATTTGAGTTAACAGATGGTAAATACTTTTGGAGCTAAAACATGGATATAAAATTAATTACACTGGCCAGCTACGTTAAGCCACAAATAGTAGAAAATAAAAACAAAAATTGGGTTTTAAATGGTCCAAAAAATAGTTTTTACCAGTACATTATCGATAGAAATAATGGATCTGCCACAAACTCTTCTATAAACAGCACATACATAAGCTTGATATACGGTAGAGGGCTTGATTTTAAGGATGGTTTACAAGGCGTTAATGATTGGGCATTGCTACAAAAATATCTAAGACCACAAGAGCTTAGAAAGGTTATTGCTGATTTTCAAATATTCAATGAATATTCAGTACAGGTTATAAGAACAAAAGGCGGCGGCTTATCAAGTATAAAACACTTGCCAAAGCAATTAGTTGCACCTTCTATAAAAAACGAAGATGGCGAAATTGAGAGTTACTGGTACAGCGAAGATTGGACAAATACAAACAAGTACAGGCCAGAAGAGTTTTCAGCTTTTGGAACTTCAAAAGATGCTATTGAAATTTATGTAGGTAGGCCGTATAGAGTTGGCGATGAGTACATAAGTAGCCCAGATTATTTAGCCGGTTTACAGTATGCTGAAATGGAAGAGGAAATTTCAAATTTGAATATCTCTTCTATAAGAAATGGATTATCTGCTGGTTATATAATTAACATACCAGACGGTAAAAGCTGGGGTGACGAGGAAAAAGACGAGTTTGAAAGACAGGTTAAAAAGAAGCTTACGTCTAGCTCGAACGCTTCCAACTTCATTATTTCGTTTAATGGCCGAGACGTAGAAATTGATATCACGCCTTTTCCAGTAAATGACAATATTCATAAGCAATGGGATTTCCTCACTAAAGAGTGTAAAACCCAGTTAATGACGGCGCACAGGGTTATAAGCCCTTCACTTGTTGGCCTATCTTCTGCAAGCGGATTTAGCTCTGTAGCAGACGAAATGGATATGAGCGAAAAGCAAACAATGAAGCGAGTGATAAAGCCAAAACAAGATTTTATCATTGATGGTATTACCGATATATTGCAACAATTTGATATAAATTTAGACTTGCATTTTAAGCCTTTAACAGAGGAAATTGAAGATATTGTTGAAGAGGTTGTTGAGGATAAAAAAGAAACCGTAAAACTAGCCGGCTTTGATCCAAACCAGAAAAGAGGCGCAGATGGTAAATGGGGATCAATGGGGAATCGCGGTGAGGCAGATTCAAAAGAAAAACTTAATGTAACTGATAAGCAATTAAAAGATCAACTAAAGTCGCATAACGCCAATGATGGTAGTACCTTTTCAACAGATGGAAAAGATTTATTTGGTAAAAAAGGTGCCATTTCAGTATCTACCTTTGAATCACTATCTGAAAAGATAAAAGGAAAAGATGTAACAGAACAGCAACTAAGAGATTTTATTGAAAAGCACGCTGATCTTTTAGGTGAAAATAGTGAGTATTCGATTGGTACATGGTACGATAAAAAAACAGGCACAACTTGGCTGGATATTGTAACGGTTACAGATATGGAAAACGCTTTAAGGTTAGCTAAAAAGCATAACCAAATAGCAATATTTAATCTGGAGACAGGAGAGGAAATTATGACAGGCGGTACCGGTGTATCTCTTTCATTTAATCCTAGCCAGAAGCGAGACAAATACGGCAGATGGACAAATGAAAACAATATGCACTTGATCGAAAACAGCATAAAAGATCAAAGTTTTGAAACGGCTGTGATATACGATAAAGAAGGAAACG